TCTACACATAAATTTGCTGGAGTAGTGGCCTGGTCAGACGCAAAGTTAGCTGCTCCGTCAATACCAAGATCTACTGCGCAGTTAGCTGTAGCATCTGCGGCAATAACACGATACCAAATACCAATAATAACTTCACCTGCATACACAGGAAATACCTGAGCATTATCGGCGTTATTAAGAATCTGTTTTGTGGTATCAACAAAACCTCGACGGAGCACAATAGTAGAAGTGTCGCCAGGAGTTGCAATATTTACAACATCGGTTCCAGCAATAGAACCATCATAGAAACAAAAATTAGCCATACTGTATTATTTCTCCTCATTAATTTTATGAGAGGGGAAATTATCCCCTCTCTATTATTAGTTAATTAAATATTAAGTAGCGTGGGAAACTGCGTAAGAGCTAATAACAATCTTACCAAAATCTTTACTATTAAAACGAGTAGCCTTCATGCCGAAAATACAACCTACGGCAATACCTTTCTCATTTCCATAGTCGTCGGTCTCTTCATACCAAGACATAAGATTATCCTTGCCTACTCTTTGCTGCTCCATTGTGTCATAAGCATTGCCTTCAGCGAAGACACCAGCCTGGGCACCCAGGAACAGATTCCTACGAACATTAGCCACAGGAGAAAAAATACGAGTGGATTCGAATAGAATCATACCATTGTAGATACCAAGAGCACCTGTAAAAATTGGATTATCCAGCCCACGCTTGTTAGCGTATAGCTGAATGGTAGGCCAATCAGTAAAAGCACTATTAGCAACATCAAGACGAAGATCTGTTACTGAATAACTATGAAGAACCACGACATAATACTCCTGTCCATCTACCATAGCTGGGCGAATCATAGGAGTAAGAGTCTTTGCAGATTCTTTTGCGTAGTCAAGATCAGCAAGAGAAACTTGGTCGTTAGAACCGAGGCTGCTTTCATCTGTAGCGATAACCCCGGTACGAGATACGTCACCTGATAGAATATAGTGAGTAGCATCAGGTGCTAGCCCGGCCTGACCATGATTTATAGAAGTATCGCCGCAAAGATAACGGAACATATAATCATCATACTTTCCAGCAAACCAGTCGGCCAGATTAGTTTTAGCATCCATACGCATATCATGAAGAGTGCGTTGCTGACTCATACGACGAAAAGCATGGGCATTTCGTAGTTGGTCGATAACAACAGAATCCTGAAAGTATACCAAAGCCTCTTCGTTATCTCGCATACGGTTGTCGCCAGTAACACCAGCGCCAGCCATCTGCATTAATAGGTCATACTTAATAGTATCACCTGCGGTCTTCTCTAATTCAGTAAGTCGCTGAATAATCGCTTGTTTACCAGTTCCTACGAACTTGTAAAATAAAGTAGACTTTAGCATATCCCTCATAGTTAGAGCGGACCAAATTTTTACAGTTTGTGCATCGTTAGTACCAAAAGCAGTAATAGCCATAGTTTAAAATTTTCCTCCAAGAGAAATTAGAAAGTTAACCCTCCGTCTTTTTCTTCGAGCAATAATGCTTCTTGGAGCGCCTTAATCTGGCGGTCATCTAAATTCATAATGTCTTGAAAGTTAATCCCTTCAAGTTTCTCCGATACATTCATATGCCCACCTTTAGCATTAGGGGTAGATCCAAGCCCAGAGGGTTTACGCAATAGTTTCTTGAACCTCCCTGCCGTTTCGTCGCCTTCTGTTTCTTTCGATTTACCAATTACAGAAGAAATAGTTTTCAACATATTTTTAAAATTACGTTGGGAATCTTCTGCGGTAATGACTACATCCAAAGGAATATTTGGAAATCGTTTATTGAACTCAGCTTCAATAGTATCATCGAATACATAATCAAGAGCTTGTCCAGAAGTCATTAAACCACTAATCCCATTTTCACGTTGAAAAGCGGCGACCTGATCGCTCGCCCATTTGCGAGCGGCTTGGTACTTTTGGTACGCAGCACCATACGATTCGTTCTCTCCAACTAAAGCAAGCTTAATCTTCTCAGCTTCGGTTTCAGCATTTTGAGATGCGTTAGAACGAGTGAGCAGCATTTCTAAATTCCTAATCTTTTCATCCCTAGCTGCCAGAATAGGATCAAGATGTTCTGATGGAATATATAAATCCCCATCTTCGGTTTCTGCAACCGGGATTCCTTTAAACTTCTTACCAGAAGCATTTTCTGCTTCAGAGGAAGCTTTCTTGGACGCAAGAATTGTATTGAGAGTGTTAGTCAAACGATCTAATTGAGATTGAATCTCTTGTCGTTTCTGGCGTTCAGACCGCATTTCATTATAAAATCCCTTTTCTTTAGCGGTAAGAGCTTCATTCACTTTATCTTCAATTACTTTGTCTTGATTTGCGGATTTATCATTATCTTTACCGGCGTTATTATTTACATCAGCATTCTGTTCTTTAATCATATCATCAATAAAATCTAAATTAGCCATATATAAACTCCTCCCAATTAAATACGGGAGGGGTCGCTTAGCGCCCCTCTCCGGTTGTCATATATCGCAGATATGCTCTGCGGGGCATTTTGTTAAATTCAGAGTAGGGGGAGTTTACTCTTGTTTAACAAACTTTATTTCGTAATGATTATTACTTGATAATTGTTTTATGGATCTAATTAAATCCCCCGTCTTATATTTACGATCCCATTCTATTTTGTCATAGTTTTCACAGTATTTTTTACTTGGAATAACCTGTTTCCCCCACGTTTTCCAACTGCGTCTATATTTACCATTAGGCGGCGTTAGTGCGCTCATTTGTATTTCCCCCTTGGCTCTTTAATTCTTTCTCTTCAGATTTCTGATAATCTTGAGCTAACTTCAAAAGTTCACTAAGAAGACCGGATTGCATCTGACGTTCCTGTTGGTCTAAAGAAGACATAGTATTAATGAGATTAGCTTTTCTATTAGCTTCATCATTTACCATTTTCTTTTCATCTTTTTCAGCCATCTGTTTAATTTTAGACATATCTGTTAAGAATTCAAGTATGATCTTTTGTTCTTCAAGAGAAAGTTTCTTTTCCCCAAATGCCTGTTGAATAGCAATTGCATGTTCTTGCGCCTTAGCAGCAGCCTTTTGTTGACTATCAATATATGTTAACCATCTTTGCTTATCATTCTCAGAAATGTTCATCTTTTCTATCATTTGAGATGGATCTACTGGGAATCCAGATTTCTGCATCTCCATTAAAGCTGTAAGTTCCAGCATACGTTTAGACATATTACCAGTAGCTTCTTCAGAAACTATATTATATGATAGATTTCTAACATCTCTAATATTAGCTGTCATTCCTGTTTGTGTATCAAGAATAATACCATAATTATGATCTATTTGGTATTTATCCCCACTACCTAAAATTCTAAGAATTTGACTATCGGGCATATAAGACATTATAACAGAGAGCCGTCTTAAAAATAAATTCTTCTTCATTCTATTGTAAGCTTTAAATATAGGCTTCAAAAGTGTAACACCTTGCTGTTGTCTAAGTCTAATAACTACTCCAGGTTCTTGACGACCTCTATCCTGCCCAAGAAGATCCGGGTTGATACCAGTAATTTTTTTAATTATCTCTTGAGAGAATTGTTCCATCTGCATAGGAGCATCTGGAAATCTCGGCACAGTACGCTCTTTAATTTTACCACCATTAATAGCTCCTGGGTTAACCCAAGTAATAGATCCAGGATCTTTCATAGACTGTTCAGCTTGTTTAGTATCTACGAAAGCATCTGTTTCAGCATATGTTCCTGGTTGTACTTGCTGGTTTAAAAGATTTAACGCTTGTGACCATCTCTTATTTACTTCCCGTTGAGGATCTTTTAGAAGTCTAATAATACCATAATGATTAGCTGTTCTTTTAGAAGTATCAGCGAATACAAAGAGAGGGCAAATACTAAAACCAGGAAAAGGAAGTGGACTATCATCATCATAAAGAATTTCAGTCCCGGTAAATTGCATCCACATAACTTTTTTATCCATCATAGTTTCTACTATAAACTCTGAATTTGGATAAGCAGATACGAATTCAGCTTCTATTACTTTAGGATCTTTTCCAGTAATTTCTTCCCAAATCTTTTCATCTGGTAAGTAAAGATAGCTTCTTTTATAAGGAACCCAATATTCCATATGAACTACTCTAATCATATTAGAACGTCTATCAAAAAATTCTGTATCAAGAGGCTTACTATAATCAGAAGTATCACTTGTGTAGTCTATTGGAATATCGTATTGAATGTCATTACTCGAATCATAAGTAGGTTGAATATCTTCAACCTTACTCATGTTGATAAGATCTTCAATTTTATTCTTTTTAACTTTAGGATATTTTACTTTAAAATCTGTGATAGAAAACCAACGATCCCAAAATATATATCTGGCATCACTAATGTCTCGTTTCCTGGAAGAAGGATCTAACCTAACTTCATGGACAGGAACATTAACTTCACTAATAATAATATCACCAAACCTCTTTGGGTCAGGCACAAAATCTATAGCTACATATCCTCTACCACAAATAGAGCCGCTTTCTAACGCATCATCTTCTTCATTTTCAAAATCGTTATTTTGAGAAATCCAATAATCCAAATCATTAAGAACATCACATAAAAACCCATCAGTAGGGTCTACAGGAGAACATTTATATACAACTCTGTTGTCCTCATTCATACCCATGATAAGATCAATA